TCGTATATAGGATCGTTGGGGGAGTAGACAAACCCACCAGACTCAAGTTCTGGCGCTTCGGCTTCGTCGGTGCAAATCCGGCACGATCCACGCTTCTTTAGCTTAGCGGTAAAGCGCTTCCTTTGTAAGGAAGAGATCGGGGTTTCGAATACCTCAAGAAGCATAATGTCATTTTACAATTTAAAAATAAACTATATGGAACATATTGTATATCTTCCATATCGCCCGTGCCTTCGCCTTGTGCGTAGATTAGATAATTTTTTTATAAAATAAATAAATTTATATTTTAAAAATATTATATATCTTCTCCACCTCTCCTTGGGCAAGACTTTCCCTGTTGCATACATTAACCGCACACTTCATGTAATCCGGGACACATTTGTCAAATATATCACGAACTTTTTGTTTATCCGGAGATGTTATCTTAATGAAGAAATAATTATTTGGTGGCTTGGATAAAGCGTTTAACTCGTGTATTTTACCCGCGCGAGTGCACGTTTTCTTGATGGCAAAATCGGCATTGTCGACCGTGGAAAATACCCATCCTTCAACTGGATGCCGGCGGGGTTCGTCCACTCGGAGAATATTTTTACGCTTCCATATTTGAAAACAGCATGCCACGTGCACTTTGTTATCGTCAAATGCTTTTTGAGGGACGTCAATGTCGTGGACCTTGTGAAAATTATGGTCGAGTCTTATGACGATCGATCTCTTCCTCCACGTTTTAGGGATTATGAATGCAATAAAATCAGCATGACAAAGTTTTGCAGCACGATTAAAGAAACCCATTGCTAATTTGTTGCATATGCCAAATGGAGGATTGCCAACTATAATAATATTTTGTTTGCTCGGACCTCTGGAATATTCAAAGAAATCTTGTTGTGTGATACCATCTTTTTTAGGATCAAGATCCATAGCTATTGTATGCTTGGGGAGATACTCTAAAAATGCTCCATTGCCAGCAGATGGTTCTATAACAATTGATTTTTCTAGATTTACAAATTGTTTGAGAGCGTTTACACATGTTTCTGCAACTTCTCTTTTTGTATAAAACTGATCAAACACTTTATTTTTTGCGTATTGAGGTTCCATTTCATACGTAATAAATATGATTTATTGAATAGTTTTTTACGTGCTATAAATTTTGTAATCAATAATAATTATTTACAAAGTTTTACTTGTCAATATGATCAATAGTAACCGCCGCCACCGCCGCCGAACATGCCACCCATGCCCATGCCGCCCATGCCACCACCACCGACCAGAGTCAGCAGTATCGCAAGACCCACGACACCATAGTAGATCTTTTGATACAGATCCCAATCACCCACGAGGAAGGGGTTCTGGCCAGTCTTGGCACGAGGCCACAGGTTCTTGGGTCTTTCAGTCATTTTTCCAATCTGGAAAGCTGCAAAGTATGCGAACAATAGCACAAAGGTCTTGATGGTCGCGAACATGGACATCTTGATTATATAGTATATAATATATTTTTTTTTATTCAGCATTGGTATCAGTTTCTTCCTCGTCTTCTGTTTCGTAATCATCATCATCATCATCACCAGCAGTTTCTTCGGGGTTGGCTAGACGTTGTTCTACCTCGCGGGCAATGTTTGCTACAAGATTCTCCAGAGTCATCCGAGTTCTAACAGTCCTCTCTGGAAGATCTGCACGACATATTGAGCATGTCTTATTCCCAGTTTTATACCATTTGTCATCGCATAGCTTATGCATTTTATTTTTGCAGCATGGCATAACCACCGAATGCATCTCGTGACATTCCTCCATGCAAATAGGGCAATCAAATGTTACGAGTTTTTCTGCGTTTGATGTGAATTCGCAGAAAAAGCACATTTTGGCACTGTCCATCACCATATGTTTGCCACAAGGACAAATATCCGCTGTATATAGCTGGTTCACAAAGTCAGCCATCTCCTTCAAATCGTCTTCCTCGGGGGTTCTTCTGTCCAATTCAAATCCCGCAAAAATAAATTCAGTACGGTCTTCATTCCAACCAATTGCATCTACAATATTATCCAGACAATCTATAAGAATATCGTCTCCTTCTTCAACCTTTGCAAGAACCTCCATATTCATGAAATGTCCAATGCCGCCTTCTGGTTCATTCCGGATGGCCATCTTGAAAGTGTTGGCAGCATTAGAAAACATGAAGCTTGAGTCGCTTTTGTGCAAACGCCGCATTGTATTCCATAGTTTTGCATAATCAGTTACAATTGGTGTCATATTTATATAATTTATAATATTAATTGTAATATAAAACCTTGACTGACGATATGGTCAAATGACAATATAGAAAAAACATTTAATATAAATATCAACGAACAATGCCGTCCATGTTCACGAAAAGCGTTAAGAGTCCTAAACGCTCCAAAAGCCAAGAACGCGCCGCAAAGAATGCACGCAAGTCCGTTCAGAAGGCCGCCAAGAAGGCGATGAAGAAGATGAAATAACTAATATTCCATGAGAGTTACAATAAAAGTTGTCATAAAATCTAAAATATTCACGACTGTATTTGCGTTGAAAGACATTTTTGATTTGAAATTGTCATAATCATTATTATAATACAACCAATTGTCATTTGATCCCGGTATTTCAGATGCATTAAATATTCGGCATCTGAATACATGACCAAAATGACTCGTGTCAATCTTGTAGATCCAGCTGAACTTGCAAATCAACACGTCTTTTCAGAATGGAGAGAGCTGAAGATGATCCCCAAAGCATTAGCGCGGTCATTGCGGACACAATCCATAGATAAAATAATGATGAAGATACCAAAGAGATTCACTTTGAATACAGGCCATGTTTTATTTTTTTATGATAAAGGTGAATATTTGAGAAAAAGATATGAGCTCCTCACTGCCGAACTACAACTTCGTGGATATAAATTCAATACGGAATCTAAATTTGATCCCGACGGTGTTATGACCAGCGCGCCTTGGAATGGAGATTATACTCCGGATGATGAAGCAATTATGGTAATTAGAGAACGCATTGCAGAAAAAATTGCACTTCGTCCCAAGTTTTACAAATTTGGTCACATCAAATAATATACTATTAATATTATGGCACCAAAAGCAAAGGTGAAAATAGTATTAAAAGAGGAAGGGTCATTATCTCGTTATGGTTATCATGTAAAAGATACTCGCGAAGATCGTCGCAAGGCTCTCAAACGCGTGTTCAAAGATCGTAAAACTCGTTTGGGTCTGAATCAGCTGATAGGCAGAATTAACGTTCTCAGTATATATTTTAAGAACAAAAATCCGCTATATGCTGCACGAGCCGATGAAGATGAAGCATTCGTCAGGAAATATCGTGACGAGCATTACCCGCTAAATAAATCTCCTAAGAAGAAATAATATATCGTCAATGGTCCATATAAATATATGAGAAAATATTTAATACTATTATGGCAAAGTGTAGAATATGCAAAAAGAATGTTGGGATCCTTGGGTTTGAGTGCAAATGTTCGGGTATTTTTTGCGACAAGCATCGGTTGGTCGAGTCGCATCAATGTCCGTCTCTATTGGTAAAATCTAATGTGGTTTTGATTAAAGTAGTTGCAGATAAAATTAAAAATAGAATATGAGTGTTTAAATGCCTTAAAAAAAATAAAATGATATATAAGTAAACTGTAATGACCGGAGCGATATCGCAATTAGTTGCATATGGTGCCCAGGATGTATATCTTACCGGTAATCCACAGATAACATTTTTCAAGTCCGTATATCGTCGGTATACAAACTTTGCGATGGAAAGTATACAGCAAGTATTTGATGGAGATTCGGACTTTGGTAAATTTCCAACAGCAACCGTTTCCCGCAATGGAGATCTTGTCGGGCCCATTTATATTGAGGTGACTCTTCCAAATTTGCTTGGATATAACATCAATCCCACGCCTCCGATAGCATTAGGATCATCGACTCTTGCAAATGCTTCTAATGTATTAGCTCTGTCCAATGTATTTGTGGATCCCTCTGGAAACTATTGGCAGACAAAGGTTGGGAATCTTTATGGAAATCTGATAGCAGCATACAGTAATGTCAGTGGAAATTATTTTGCGAGCGCAAACGTAGGAAACATCAATAATACTGCTGCATATTCTAGTAATGTCATAACATGGCCGTATATGACGTTCACCGGGAACGGGATGGTTAATTCTCCAGCTATTTCGAATGTGAGCATTCCTACGTCTAATTTGAGATATGTCAACGGCATTGGTTTAGCTCTATTCAATTCTATCGAGCTCCAGCTGGGTGGTCAAAGAATTGACAAGCATTATTCTAACTGGTGGGATATCTGGTCAGAGTTGACGGAAACCTCTGAGCATCTCAATGGATATAATAAAATGATCGGGAAATACGACCAGACATATTATAAGAATAATTGGGATAAATCGATGGCCGCTGGAGGAACGTATTATATCCCTATGAAGTTTTGCTATAACCGCAATCCCGGATTATATATGCCATTGGTCGCACTTTCATATCACGAGCTCAAGCTCAATTTTGATATCAATTCTTATATGAATTGTGTGAAATGTAATTATCCGATAACAAGTCTGACATCACAGAATGGCGCACTCCCCCTGAGCATCACTAATATGAAATTATATTGTGATTATATTTTCCTCGATGCTCCGGAGCGAATCAGGATGTCGGAAATATCACACGAATATCTTGTAACTCAACTCCAATGGCAGGGATCTGAGCCGGTGACCGCTGGTTCCATAAACCGCAAATTCACTTTGAACTTTAATCACCCCGTCAGAGAACTGGTATTTGTGTATCAAGCGGCCAGTACATATGATTCCAACCCCGTTACTGGTAATGACATCTTTAATTATGAGATCCCGCCGCCCACTAGCAATGGGTCTGAGGTATTTGAGGAAGTTAAACTTATTATTAATGGTTCCGATAGGTTCTCCGCGAGACCTGGTGCATATTTCAGACTCGTGCAGCCATATGAGCATCATGTTCGGATTCCCAATAAGTCCATATATGTTTATTCATTTGCGCTCGAAGACGCCGATTCCAAGCAACCTAATGGATCGGCTAACTTCACGAGATACGATTCCGCACAATTGCAAATTACTTTGAATGCCGGTCTGCCAAGTGGTCGTGTTCAGATTTACGCTCCAAATTTCAATGTGTTGAGAATAGCAAGTGGTATGGGCGGATTAGCCTATAATAATTAGATGGGCAAAAAAGTCACACGCCGTTTTTACGGATACTTCGTTTTGTGGCTAGTAATCTATAAAGATTGCGAGACTGCTTGTTGCGGGAAACCCCTTAGAGCCCAAGGTACCAAGGCTGATTGCGAAAGCATCAGCTGGCCGAGAATAGAACTCGGGTATGGTAATAATCCTTG